CGCTCAATGCTAATGTCACTATTGATCAGACCAATTGTGTAGACTCCCGTATCTACTTTGGTGACCGTTGGGTTACGATCAATTGGACTGACTTCTAGTGTTGATTCTAAATTGGCTACGGGCAAAGCATCAGCATCAGTTAACACCGACCCAACCTTTACGTATAGATAAAGATCCTGAGTCTCATTACGATAGATGTCCATGCAATTATTGTATCACGCTAGCGATTATGAGTAAAAATTACGCGCTTCGCTAGGTGTTGCAATTCTGAATCCTCTCTCAGCATCAAAGATTGCCTGTGCGTCATCCTCTGGCATAGCAACGAATGGGTGCTTGCTAGTGAACGTGTAGGAGTTAACCTCGTATAGTGGATTGGCGCGGTCCATCTTGACAAGAATTAGATTCTCACCAGCCGCCGGACCTGTCTGCTTCTTCTGGTAGAACGTCTCAATCTCCGTATCTACTGGACGCTCAGAACTGGATACGTTGTTATAAATGTCCCACGTTACGCCCTCTTCCGCAAGGTGCGCAATAATGTCTGCCTTGTTCTTTGCCTTACCAAGATCGACACCGAAACTCTCCGCGATGTCACGTAGTTCGTTGACCTTCATTGTTGAAAAACTCATTTTCTTCCTCTCGTGTGTGATAACGATTGGCCCCGCCCCAATGTCAAGATAGACGGGGCCAACCTATTCAGTTATGCCAACAGTATATCATGAATTACTGATTAATGCATTTAATGGCAAAGAAGCGGTCCACCTCTCGAATGTCAATGTTATCGGCGGGATTTAAACGAAGTGCTGCTTCTCCCAATTTACTTGCCTTATACGCAGTACACAAATCATCCTGCGTTCGTTCGGACAGTAAATCCCACCGCCAATTTAGTTCTTGGTACGGACCTTGTGTGGGTGTTGCCGTCACTGTGACTGCTGGAGTCGGTGCTCCAGAACATGCGGCTAACACAAATACTAATGGTGCAAATACGTATTTCATTAGATAAGTGTATCACATCTTTCTATATCTACCGTTTTTAGGAGTAACAATAGCATCTTCCGCAGGCCAGTTGTCTTTGAGTCGTGCGTGCAGTGTACGTTTCTCAATTGTGCATCGTGGATCATCAGCCCAACCGGCTAGTGATTTTGATTCTCCGAAGGCGGTGATTTGTGGAGCGGCGGCACGCTGGGTATTAGAAGTTTTAGCATATCTATCTTTTCCGAAATCTTTCGACATTGCTTCTTCAACCGAATACCCCCGGCGAACTCTCATGTATAGCTTTTCAAATGAATCGCAATAATTTCTGTCGTCATCAAACCAGGCAGAGATATTCTTACTTTCACCAAATGCTTCATATTTTTGCTTATTTGTATTTGATAAATAATTATTGACTGTGGCTGGGCGCCGACCATTATTTTTTACTAATGTAGTAATTGCTTCCTCTGAATTCCATCCTGCTTTTATTCGACCACGCAGGGTTCTCCACTCATTAATTACACAACGAGGATCTTCAATCCACTCGGAGCATGTTTTTGCTTCACCAAATGCAGTCACAAACATTGTGTTCCTGCGATTGCGATTATTTGTTTTGGCATCTACAATTCGACAATTTGATTCGCTATAGGGACCATCGTTATCAATCCTATCTACTTGTCCACCTTCAAACCAGTTTTCTTTGTACCAGTTAAAGAACGCTGTGGGATTATTTATCCATTCTTTATCTACAGTGATACCTCTTTCTCCATAATTGTAATAATTCTTATCTAAACTATTAAAGCATCTTTCCAACATATGACTATATGTGCGAGAAGCCCTTACGTTGAGCACCTTATCTCCTAAAATACTATTGGGAGGGCAAGTTTCCTTGCCCTCCCTTTAGTATAACAAAGATTGATTACTTTGTCAAGTTACAGATCAAGAACTGACCTTAATATTTTTACATACCACGTAACTATCCAAATTCTCAACCTGGCAGCCAACGCGAGTGAATACTGTGTACTCAATCGTGTCCTTCTTTGGCTTGTACTCACGATGCACAACGATGTCACGCTTGATGCCAACAATCCGGTTATTGGGGAATGTTAGATCGACGCGGCCATGCTCACCAGCGGCACCAGAGTATGTACCATCAAGATCCTCCTTGAATAGAGGAACCTCAACGATTGGTACTCCGAATGCGTATGGGTACTGTCCACCGGCGCTTCCCTGTGGTCCAGATGGATTACCCTGGATAATACCAGAGGCAATGTCATCAGGAGTTCCACCAAGTCCAATTGTTGTCAGGTTGTATAGGTAATCCTGAATTAGATTGGAGCCTGTGTAGAAGCGTAGTTGGTTCCGACGCTGCTTGTAGATACGTGGAAGTGCCTTAAGAGCAGCATTGAACGTAGCCTTTGAAACTACGGCACCACCTCCCTCAACTACACGTCCACCGGCAAGGGCTAGGGTATGGAACCCGTCAAATGCCTTGTATAGTGGATCGCTTGTGAGAGTAGTGTCACCATTGATCAAAAGATCTTCAATGTCGTTACCAGCCTGAGTTGCCATAAGACGTGCAATGTGATCCTCAAGAGCATCGCCCTCGATGTTATCCTCCAAGGACTCTGTTGACAGTTCCCAGTCTAGTCGCAACTTCTTGGTTGTCAGAGAGATCTTAGTGAATGTAGCATCACTGTTTACACCAGTGTCAACTGCTTCGGTTGCGAGACGCACCAGTTTCTGACCAACACCGATCTTGTCGATGTCAACCGTATCGGACTTCATCCGAATGGTACGAGCGTCCTTAGCAATAACTGTGGCGTCCCAGATGTAGTCAATAAATCGGCTGGCTTGTTCGGGGTGGAGCAAACCACCACCATCTGCACCAACCTCAGTAGTGCGTACTACCTTTTCTAGAATATCTTCGCTCATTTGTTTATTTCACCTCTCTTTCTATTTTGTATTTTTCACTTCAGAGTTCTTCGGTAGTGAGGAACGAGCCAGCCCACAAACTCTTTTTGATTTGATCTGATTCACGGCCAAGTTCACCAGACTTCTTGATTGCAGTCTCACTTTCTACAGCATCAATGCGCTTTGCTACCCCGCCGAATTCCTCGACGGCTGTTGCAAGTTCACCTTTGAGTGTAGTAATTGTGGACTCCAAAGATTCAATTTTGCTGTCGAACGCCTCAGTCGCTTTGGCAACTGCGGAGTCAACGGCTTCAGACGCGGCCAACACTGCCTTTTCGGAAATTCCTCCGACAGCCTCGGTCATAAATGTCTTAAGATCTGCGATGAGTGCGGCGGTATCAAGAGTTTCTGGGGCATCCTCTACTACGGAGTCCTCAGACTTTTCTACCTCTTCGGTAACTACCTCTTCGATCTGCTCAGCAGATCCCTCTACCGACTTCTCAACTTCATCAACTACAACTTCTTCTGTTTCCTTTGTCATATCAACACCTCCTTTGCTAATGCTCTCCTGTACGGGAGCAACAGAAGTACCACTAGCAAGTTTGCTAATGTGGGAATTGACCACATGCCGCATTTTTTCTGTTCTGTCGGCATCGGATTCAATCCAACCAATATTCTCCATCGGCTTTTCACAAGAAAAGCACCCTGGAGCAGTCTCGTTTTTACTGAGTACGGCGACTTGATCGTCACCACACCAGTAAACATTTTCTGTCTCAACATTCACGGCGATACCGCTGGCAACATCGTCACCATCGGCCACCTTTTGAATGGAAACCACATTAGCCAGTTGATTCGCTGGGTTGTCTACTAAACTAAGTTCGTGCAAGTCCATTGACTTGATTACTCGTACTAAGGTGTCTGATGTATTATCGTATACGTCTTCCGCATCGTTAATACTACCGCCGATTGAAAAACCGGTGAGTGTACCATCTAATACCTTTTCCCAAGTATCCTGAGCGCCCGTGCTGACATAGGCAGTAACGTAAACGCCCACGTAGGTCTTATTGGTTTCTGTGTCATATAGCGGTTGCTGCCAGAATGACACCACCTTGCCTACGGCGATAGGCTGATGCATTTCGCGGATATTTCCACGGAAACGATCAAATGCTTCTGATGCAGCCTCAGCCGTAACTACATCACCCTGCGTATCCAAATTGTCTACGGAGGCATAACCTGACACGGTTCTTTGTTCTGTGTCAACCTTATTGAAGGGCATGGACAGCGATACGCGGCCATCTTTAGAAGCCCAGTGTGCTTTAGTAATCTCCATATTAGTCAGATAGTAACAGTAGCAATTTCAAAAAGCAAATTACTCTCCGTAACTATGGCGTTGCTCTCCCTTCACCCTTTGGCTGACGAGCATTTCCTGGTCCATCGGTGGCGTTTGCTTGACGTTCCTGTGCCCTTTCGTCATTCTGGTTTGCCGTTTGGCGCTGGTTGGCTGCCTGTTGTGGCTTCAAGTCTACGACTGAATCACCGGAATCAATTCCTGGCATACCCTTGCGCGCGCGCACCTCGTTCGGTAGAATTGTTTGCATACGCAGATACCGCTCGTCAATTCGTGACTGCGTATCTTCATCTGTCAGTGTCAACTCGTTCAGTTTAATGACGTGCGTGTCAGTAAATTCCTTCATGATCTGATTAAGTTTCTTCTCAAGGTTCCGCTGGATGGGTCCACAGACCTGCTCCTTGAATGTCTTGTCGGCATCCTTAGCAATGGCGAGCGATACTCCATCAGGAATACCAATCTTGCTAATGGGTACACGATGAGCCATGAGAATCTCGTCACGGTTCAGGTTGTGGTAACTATCGAACGATGAGTCTTGTACTCCGTTCTCTACCGCGTCTAGTTTCAGTTCAACCTTTCGGTTGGGATCATCGGCGGGTAGTGGAATGTATAGACTGCGATGATTCTGTCCTTTGAGGTTAGTCTCGAAGAACTCTAGTAGCCGCCGCTCGTTTTCCTCATTGAGTTTGGCACCCTTAAGACTAATGATGTATCGTGGTACTGCTTTGTTCTCAAAGTACTCTAGATTGAAACGACCAGAGAATTCATTACCAGCCACCGCCGTTTTTGCTGATACAATGTC